CAGATGATCAAGTCAGCTGTCTTACAAGAGAAAGGTAATGACGAGTTTTGGGCAAATGTTACAAAGAAAAGATTCAAGTGTGAAGACACTGGCGAATGGATGATAAAATTTGTACCAGGTGAGAATGCTTTCCAAGAGGAAGTAGAATATACAACACAGAGGAGTGTAGCGTAATGAAAGATTGGGACGATTATACAGAGCAAGAGCAATTGCTCACTTACATCTCTGATGTCCATAAGGATGCTTATGGCTTCAGACCTAGAGACAAGTATGACGACTGGTCTGTAGAAGACCTTAAGGTCGAGTTAGATCGTCTCGTTGACTACGCTAACGAAGTCTATGAGCAAGAGCAGATTGCAGCTGAAAAAGCTGCTGATGCTTTTGATGAGCAGATCCTAGCTGTTCAGGCTTCAGGTGCTGGTAACAGAGAGCAAGCTATCAAGTGGCTCGTTGAAGCTGACGAAGATGCTCTTTGGGATCTTGAGCACTTTGTTTGGAAACAAGGTTTCCTTTTCACTGACAGAGGTCGTGCTCTGGTCAAAGAAATAGCAGATTTATTCAAAGCTGCCTAGTTGACTTATAAATACAATTAGCATATAATGTTATGCAAGTCGGGGGTGTCGCGACACCCACCGGCGATATTGACACACAAACACACAGGAGAAAATTATGTCAAGTGGAAAAACTGGGTACGAGATTCGTGCCGATCTATTAAGCCTTGCAGAAGGTATTCTAATCAACAACATCGAGAATGAGAGACAAACCATTTATATGTGGAATGACAATCATCCTGAATCTAAAAAGGAAATGCCTTTAAGGACTGTTGCTGTACAAGACGTCATTGATATTGCAAAACAATTCAATGAGTTTGTAAACGAGAAGTAAACTTAACCTGCCTGTAGCTCAATTGGATAGAGCAACAGCCTTCTAAGCTGTAGGTTATAAGTTCGAGTCTTATCAGGCAGGCCAAATTAATTAGATAAATAATAGTATGAATTCAGATCCTAAAACAACGAACTTCTTATCACCTCTGGGTGCTAAGTTTAGTATCAAGAAACTACCAACTGTGAACTTCTTTGTTCAAGGTGTGGCAGTACCATCTATTGTAGTAGGTGAGATCCCAGTAGGGACTCCATTCTCAGCTAAGATACAAATGCCTGGTGACCTAGTCACATTTGGCGATCTTGTTCTTACATTTAGAGTTGATGAGAATATGGATAACTACTTAGAGATTTATAATTGGATTAGATCAATCACAAGGATTGATAATTTTACTGATGATGCAACTGCATGGGGTAATGCAGGAACATTTGATATGGCTAAAGACACCAATGTCTATAGTGATGCAACACTTACGATATTGAATTCTGCAATGAACCCAAATAGGTATGTTGATTTTACAGACTGCTATCCAACAAGTCTATCTGATGTACCTTTTAATACAACTCTAGCGGATGTTGATTATGTTGAATGCACAGCTACATTTAAGTTTAGAAAGTTTGATGTAAGAACAACCGGATAATACATTATGAGCATAAGTGAATCAAAAAAAGAAACGAGCAGTTAAAGAAGCAATAGTAGATACATTTTTAGGAACATTGATAATGTTTCCTTTAAACTTTATTATTGTTTATATTTGTCTTGAACTGTTGTCTTTTAATGCGTTTCAGATTACAATATGCACTACAGGTATTTTATTCTTTGTTGCTGTATGGAGAAAAGCAACAATAAGATTATACTATGAGAAAAAATATGACACTGCAAGAAATACAAACACTGTGGAGTAAAGACGCAGAAGTAGATAGAACGAACTTAGGTGATGAAGCATCTAAGATTCCTCAACTACATTCCAAGTACTTTAAAATCTTCTCTACAGAAAGATTAAAACTAAGACAAATGGAGCTTGTTAACAAGCAACTGTATGTCGACCTTTGGGAATACTATCAAGGCAACTTTGATTATGAAATGTGTGAAGAGAGAAACTGGGAACCTTTCCAGTTAAAGATACTCAAATCAGATATAGGTTTATACATTGACAGGAATCAAGATTGGGTAGATAGCCAACTTAAAATAGCTATGCAAAAAGAGAAAGTAGATTTCTTAGAATCTATTATCAAATCTCTAAACAATAGAGGATTTAATCTAAACGCTGCCATACAATGGGAGAAGTTTAAAGTTGGGATCTAATGGAAACATTAACAGTTAAGAAAGTAAACGAAGTTTACATGACAATCGATTGTGATGGTGGTTCATGTTTTGAACTAACAGACTACTTTACTTTTACTGTTCCAGGAATGCAATACATGCCAGCAGTAAGAAATAGATTCTGGGATGGTAAGATAAGATTATTCAATGCACAGACCAAAAAGATATATGCAGGTCTACTTCCACACGTACAACAATTCTGCAACGAAAGAGATTACAATTTAGAAATAGATCCAGCTTACGCTGATGAGGAGTTTAGTATTGCAGAAGCTAAACAATTTGCCAGCAAACTAGATTTACCATTTGAGGTCCGTGACTATCAGTTGGACGCTTTTGCTCATGCAGTGAAGAAGAAGCGCGCGTTGATGTTGTCACCAACCGCAAGTGGTAAATCACTTATCATATATTTACTAGCAGCATACCTATCAAAGAAAACATTGATAGTTGTACCTACTATATCATTAGTACAACAAATGGCCGGAGACTTTAAGTCATATGGATATGTTGGTGAGCCTCATATGATTACAGCAGGTGTAGAAAAAGATACATCACATCTACTAACTATTAGTACATGGCAATCTATTCATAAGATGCCAAAGAAATGGTTCGAACAATTTGATGTTGTTATAGGTGACGAAGCTCATTTGTTCAAAAGTAAATCATTAACATCTATAATGACTAAATTAATTAATACACCATACAGATTTGGTTTCACAGGAACATTAGATGGAACACAAACACATAGATTAGTTTTAGAAGGACTATTTGGTTCAGTAGAAAAAGTCACTACAACAGATGAACTAATTAAAAAAGGAACATTATCAGAGTTTAATGTTAAGTGTATTGAATTACAATACCCAGATGAAGTTAAAAGATTACATTCGAAAGATAAATACCAAGACGAGGTAGACTTTCTTGTTCGTAATGAATCAAGAAATAGGTTCCTTAGAAATTTAGCAATGAGTCTAAATGGCAATACTCTAATGCTTTATCAATTTGTTGAGAAGCATGGAACTATTTTACATGGTGAAATACAAAATGCTATAAGAGATTCTGTAGAAAAAGATCGTAAAGTATTTTTTGTAAGTGGACAGGTAGATGGTGATGCGAGAGAAGAAATCAGACACATTGTTGAACAAGAAGAGAATGCTATCATTGTTGCAAGTTTTGGTACTTTTAGTACTGGTGTTAACATCAAGCGCTTGCACAACATTGTATTCTGTTCACCAAGTAAAAGCAGGATTCGTGTCTTGCAATCAATTGGTAGAGGACTTAGGACTGGAGAAGGTAAAGAGGTCGCAACCTTGTTTGACATTGCAGATAACCTTGCATGGAAGTCAAAGAGAAACTATACATTAGATCACTTTGCAGAAAGAATAAAAATGTATAACGAAGAGAAGTTTGATTACAAACTTTATAAGGTGGCATTAAAGCATTAATGGATAATATAGCAACTATAAAACTAGTATCAGGCGAAGAGCTTATAGCTCAAGTAGAGCCAGGTACTAATCCACTGCATCTAAAATTAATCAATCCAGTATTAGTACATAAACAAAACACAGCATTTGGTCCAATGTTATCGGTTTCGCATTGGCTAATGTTTACAAAAGACAATGAAATCGACATAGAACGCAAGAATATCGTTGCCTTGAAATATGGTTTAGAGGACAATACTATTCAACACTATAAGAACTTTAGTGGAAAGAGAGGACCTATAATCTCTTTGCAAGAACAAGAAAAGTTAGAAGAAATATTAAAAAGAACTGAGGAGAGAATGTTAGCGGAACGAGAGGAATTGTTTGAAGATGACTCGATCACGGAGGAAGCTAATACGACTATACACTAATGCCAAGAGCTAAATCAGAACATTATGTAGATAACAAGAAGCTGTATGAAGAGATGAAGAACTATCTCGATGCAGTGAAAGAAGCAGAAGAGTCTGATGGAGACAAGCCAAGAATACCTGAGTATATTGGTGAGTGTCTATTGAAGATATCAACTAGATTATCTACCAAACCAAACTTTATAAATTATACTTATCGTGATGAAATGATAAGTGATGGAATAGAGAACTGCGTAAATTATATCGGCAACTTCAATCCGGAGAAGTCTAATAATCCTTTTGCGTACTTCACTCAAATTATATATTATGCATTCCTACGAAGGATACAAAGAGAAAAGAAACAACTCTACATTAAACATAAGTCATTAGAAAGAAGTGTTATCTATGATGAGTTAGCAAGCACAGACGGTAATCCAGAACAAGGAGACCAAGGTGCATATGTTAATTTAGATACACCATACATGACTGACTTCGTTGAAAACTTTGAAAGAAAAGAAGCTGAGAAGAAGGAAGCAAGAAAGAAGAAAAAGAAAGAAACAGGATTGGAGAAATTTGCTGAATGAAAGTAGCCTTAATTACAGACCAACACTTTGGAGCAAGAAATGATAGTAAAAGAGTACATGATCACTTTGAGAAATTCTATGAGAACATTTTTTTCCCAGAACTTAAGCGTAGGGGTATTGATACTGTTATTGACCTTGGTGACACTTTCGATCGTAGAAAGTATATATCGTTTACATCCTTAAAAAGAGCAAGAGAAATGTTCTTCCAACCATTGCGTGACAATGATATCAAGTTGCATGTTATAGTTGGTAACCATGATTCCGTATACAAGAATACATTAGAAGTCAATAGTGTTGATCTGTTAATGGAAGAGTATGAGAACATCACTACATATACAAGACCAGAAGTTATTGAAATAGATGGTACAGAGATTATGTTAGTACCATGGATCTGTCAAGCTAATGAAGAAGAAACATTTGTAATGGCAGATAAGACATCAGCACAAATACTATTAGGACACTTAGAGTTATCTGGTTATCAAATGTACAAGGGTGGATTCATTGACCATGGTATATCTGATAAGTGGTTAAAGAAGTTTGAATTAGTATGTAGTGGACACTATCATCATAAAAGTACAACTGGTAATGTAAACTATCTTGGTTGTCCTTATGAGATGACTTGGAGTGACTATAACGATCAGAAAGGTTTTCATATCTTAGATACTGTAACAAGGACATTAGAGTTTGTACCTAATCCTCA